TGAACTTTCCAGGGCACTTCGTTCGATGTTCGGTAAGCCATCATCACTTAGTGATTTGGATTTACCTAGACATCTATTCATAAATAAGGCAGGGCCTAATAGTTCTGTCTCTTGAAAAGGTACTTGATTGGACATCAAGGCTTGACAAGAGTCGCCTCTCTTACCCCTTTTATATAGTTATATTAATATATCAGGTTGACAAGATGCGGAATATTTTACTTATCTCAAACAGGAGTTTGCGAACGTTTCAACATTGAAACCACAAAAACCTTTGATTTTAGGTAAATTATCTCAGAAACTAGAGGCTGCCGGTAAGATAAGAGTCTTTGCCATAACTGATAGTGTGACTCAGTCACTACTTCGTCCTTTACATGACCATCTTTTTGGTTTGCTTAGAAAGCTACCAACTGATGGTACATTCGATCAGACAGCTCCACTTAATAGATTATTAACTTTAAAATCTGAGGGTAAAATGGGATCCTCTAAATTTTGAAGTTATGATCTATCTGCAGCTACTGATCGACTCCCCGTTAAACTCCAAGCTCAGATCTTAGATCTCTTGTTTGGAGTAGACGGTTATGGTAAAAGTTGAAGTGACCTTCTTTGTAAACGGGAGTGATGACTAAAGATTAAATCTAATCCTAGTTTTCCTCTCACTTATTTTGTAGGTCAACCTATGGGTGCTCTTAGCTCTTGAGCAATGCTAGCTGTTACTCATCATGTGATAGTACAATTAGCCGCTAATAGAGTTGGTAAGAAAGATTTTTCTTATTATGCTTTATTGGGCGACGACATTGTTATCGCTGATGATTCAGTTGCATCTTCATATTTCTCTATAATGACTGAGATCTTGGGTGTAGATATTAACGTATCTAAATCTTTGATCTCGGATAATTATATTGAATTTGCTAAGAGACTTGTATCGGTTAGTGGTGAGTTAACTCCTATTGGACCTAAGAATCTTTTGATATTGTTACGTTCCCCTCTAGGACTGGTTTCAGTCTTAAGGGACGCTATATCAAAAGGTCTCTATTTTGATGAATCACTTTGAGCTTCGAAATGTTCTCATTTACCTTTTTATGGTAAGAGAGCAATCAAATCTTTAGAGTGACTCATTAAAGGTCCTTTTGGATTGGTTCCCACAGAATCTGGGTTATCTTCTCAAATGAGATTAGATAACTCGCTAAATTCTGTAACAATTGATATAATT